ACCCAGTCATCAACAGCTTCATTCAGAACCTATCGTCGCGCGATCCTAAGTTCCAGGCGCTGTACGGATCGCAGTTTGAGGCCGCTAAAAACGCCCTGCGTGAAAACCAGATCCGTCTGTTCGGCGACCCCAGTCAAGTTAGTCTGACTGGCATAAGCCGCGCAGACGCTGCGGCGCAAGCCAGAGCTACCGAGAAATCTGTACAGCGTCAGGTGCGCAGCCTAGATCAGCAAATTGCTGACGCGTACTCGGGCCAATCTATTGACCCCACGACCTTTGGTACCCGCGTTGAAAACTTGCTGGAAACTAAAGCCAAGGCCGCGCGCAAATCAACCGAGCCGCTGTACAAAGAGGCGTTTACCATCGCAGCGAATAAAGGTGTGGTGTTGCCCGCCGCAGCGGTGGATGATATCTACGGCTTTGTCACCAGCGAAACCAACCGCGACATCTTCAATAAATTCCCTGTGCTGTATGGTCTGGTTGAGAAGCGCTTCCGTCCAAAGACCACGGAGCCCAGCGCCATTCTGACCGCTCAAGGTGTGCCTGCTACGCCAGGCGGCGTGCAGTTCTCCGACGTCAACCCCGAAGCGTTGGATTCATTGAAGCGTCGCATCAACGCGGATCTGCGTAGCACGAACAATACGGATCAGATTCGATTCCTGACTATGCTCAAGGAAAAGGTGTCAGGCCACATCGACAACCTTGACCCTGACTTTGTCAACGCTTACCGCAACGCCGACAATACATACCTGCAGCGTGTGGGTCTGCCGTATAGCAGCGAGACGATCAAAAACGTCGATCGCAAAAAGTTTGTGGAACAGATCGCGCCAGCGCTTATCGGCAACCGCACAAACGTAGACGACTTAATCCGCGCGACTGGCGCTGAAGGCGAACGTCTAGCGCGCGATGCGTTCTACGACAGTTTCACTACTGCAGCACTCAAAGACGGCGTTATTGACCCTCGAGCCGCCAACAAGTGGCTGTCCAAGAACGCCTCCAAGATGTCGGCCATCCCAGGTTTGGAAGCTGAGATGCGCGGTACGGTCAATAACGTACAAGAGTTGATCAACCGTAAAATTGCTTTGGAAGCCAACTTCCGCCGCGTAACCGGCGACCAAGTGGTGCGTGAAGGTGGATTTGCCAACGCGAATGATCTGGTGGCCAAACTGTACGGCGACGTCGATTTCACCAACCGGTTCATGAAACAGTACGGTGGCAATAAAGACGCTGTCAACGCCGTGCGGGCTTTCATGCTGGATGATCTACTCAAAGCCAGCGATCCAAAAGCTTTGTTTGCAGACCGCACAAAGGCCGCTGTATTTAACCGCGTCTTTGGCCCGACCTACGCGCAAAAAGTCGCTGATTTTGTGGAAGTATCAGCGCGGTTGAATCGCGATCCATCTCAAGTGGCTTTCCGTGGCGAAACCATACCGAAGACGCCGATTGAAGAGGCGATTGGCATCGCACCTGAAACGATCATATCTAGGTTTCGCAACCCAGTATCAAGTAATTTTTACGCCATAACATCACTAATTAGCCAATGGTGGGCGGGTAGCGTGGCCAGATCCACCGAAGAAAAGCTCAAAAACCTCCTGTTAAACCCAGTAGATGCGCAACGTGTATTTGCGGCAATACCTGACAAACAAGGCGCGTTTGACACCAAGAAAATCAACGCAGCGGTTGAAGTCGGTAAGAAATATGGTCTTGATTGGGTTAGTGAGGCGACCGCTAATATCATGTCCGGCGCAACCAAAGGCGCGTATCGCGGAGCGATGTCCGAGCAGCCTGTTCCGGTAGTAGAGCCAGACTACATGGAGGAATAAAATTGATCCGCTCACCCTACTTGCTGCTGCGAATGCTGCGGTTGCAGCAGTCAAGAAGGGATGCCAGCTCTACAAGGACATCAAGGGTGCCGCTGGCGAGGTTAAGGATGTACTGGATGATCTGAAGTCGCAGTTTCAGAAGATACCGAATCCGACGAACGCGCAGAAGATTCAGTACAACGAAGAAGTACAGCGGGTGCAGGAGATTGCCAAGGCCGACCCGAACGACGTTTTTCTGCAGATCGGCAACGATCTGGGCTCTTTGATGGACGCGTATGACGACATCGGCAAGGCCTTCATTATGGCGGAAGCGGAAGCCAAAGAAGTCTACACCGGCAACCAATCCGTCGGGAAACGGGCGCTAAACCGTGTCATCATTCGGGCACGTTTGGACGCTATGCTGGCAGAACTGCGCGAAACAATGGTCTACAAAGCCCCGCCTGAACTGGGCGACTTGTGGACCAAGTACGAGAAGATGTGGAAGCAGATTATCGTTGAGCAGGATGAGGCGCATAAGCGCGAAACGGCGCGATTACGGCAGGAAAGACTGAACAGGCGAAGGTTACTGAGGAAGCGGAAGGAATATGCAACATGGTTTGGCGCAATCCTTTTCGTCGTAGCGTGGCTCCTCGCCGTGCTCCTTCTAATTCGGGACAGTCAGACGTATCGTTCGCTCTCGTATTATGTGTATTAGTTATGGCTTTGACGTTTGTTATACTGATTCCGTTATTAGGCATTATGTACATGGACATGAATAACGCGACAAACGCGGCTGTGCATGAGGCTAAAAAAATGCGAGAACTGCGCAAACAGATTATCAATGAGCGAACGAGAGGTGAACCGTGATCACGCTTCAACAGTTCAGGCAGCTAGTCCCCAACACCAAATACCCACAGCAATGGTACGACACGCTCTTCGGCAAGCAGACCGAACTGGGCGGCAAAACCTTGCTTGAGGAGTACCAGATCAATACGCCCCGGCGCATCGCCGCGTTCATGGCCCAGTGCGGGCATGAGTCGGGCGGCTTTGTATTCCTAAGCGAGAACCTGAATTACAGCGCCCAGGGGTTGATGCGCACGTTTGCCAAGTATTTCCCCGACCAGTCTACCGCGATGGCTTACGCCAGAAACCCTGAGAAGATCGCCAACCGCGTCTACGCCAACCGCATGGGCAACGGCGACGAGGCATCCGGCGACGGGTTCCGCTACCGTGGCCGTGGTCTGATCCAAGTCACGGGCAAGGACAACTATTTTTGGTTTGCGTCGTCGCTTGAGATCACGCCGGAAGAGGCTGCCGAGTACATGCAGACCTTCGAGGGTGCAGCGCAGAGCGCCTGCTGGTACTGGGAAACAGCAAGCTTAAACAAGCTGGCCGACGCCGGCGACATCTTGACCATGACGAAGCGGATTAACGGAGGAACCATTGGACTCGAAGACCGTAAGAAACATTACGAGCACGCTCTTCATGTGCTTGGCGCTTAGTGCGTGCGATCGATATAGATACCCGTGCCAGGACCCCGAGAACTGGGAAACCAAACAATGCAAGAAGCCCTATTGCACCGCGACCGGCACCTGCCCAGACCAATTGATGAAACCGGAGGACATGAAAGATGAACCCCCTAAAGCTGATAAGCCAGTTTCTTGCAATGACGCAGGAGCAACACGATGCAGTAATTAAGTTCTGTATCGCAGTGACCTTCTGCTGCACCGTGATCATCATGGTGGGCATCAGCCTGTATTCCGTGGTGTTCGTCACGCAGCCCATGAACGGCATGGCGCCAGCAGACAAGCAGTTCTTCCTGATCCTATCCGACATGTCCAAGTACATCTTGGGCTCGCTGGCCACTCTGTTGGCCGTCAAGGGTAAGGACGCTTTGCCGCAATTCGTGCCGCCAGGCTTGTCTACCGACAAAGAACGCAACGACGCACCGCCCAGCCGACCAGCACCTGCTGCGCCGGTAGCCGCTGCGCCTGCCCCGACGGCTGACGCTGCAGCCACTACGGGCTACAACGGCAAGGCCGCCCCTGTCCAACCACCTCATCCGGAGATCAACTGATGAAGACTTTGATTGCTATCCTCGCGTTTGTACCCCTCGTTCTGTTTGCCGGTGAAACCAAGAAGGTTTGCCATAAGGAAAAACAGAAAGGAAAAGAAGTTCAAGTCTGTAAAGAAGTGAAAGTCCACAAGAAGCTCGACGGCACGAAAGTGCCGCCAAAATGAATCCCTGGTTCCTTCTGGGTGCCGCGCTGGCAGTAGCTGCTGCTGGCGCGGGTGGCTTGTACAAAGGCCGTGGCCTTGGCATGGCCGAGGTCCAGCAGGCATGGGATAAGGAGAAGACGGAGCAGTACGCAGTCCATGCCGCCGCGCAGGAAGCCGCACGGCAGAAAGAGCAGACGCTGCGCTCCAGCGCAGATCAGTTACGAAAGGAAAAAGACCGTGAGATCCGTGACCTCAACGCTCGCGCCACTGCTCTTGCTAACAGCGTGCGCGAGCGCCCCAGTCGCGCCGCCGCCGAAGCCAGTGCCGTGCCCAGTACCGCCAGCGCTGGATGCGCCCCCACCAGCGTTACTGGAGCAGGACTTTCTCGAGAGGATGCGCAATTTCTTGCAGGGGAGGCTGCCAGAGCAGACGAGCTCCGCGCCAGCCTCAAACAGTGTCACGCCCAGTATGACACCGTAGTTAAGATGCTGATGGACGCGAACTGACTTACAGGCGGTGCTGTCGCAGCTGGCGGCACACCGCGCGGTCTTGGGGTGACATGTCGGGGATGATCTCCGCGACACCGCACTCGGCAGCTGTGGGTCGGCTGGGCGGCTCGGCAAAGAAGAACAGGAAGCCCAGCGTCGCTAGAATGATCGCGACATAGTAGAAGTAAACCAGCTCTTTCATACGCTCAATAACTTTCCAAAGAATTTAGTAATCGGCGACTCGTAGTGCGGTGTAACGCCCAGCATAACGTCTTGCATAAACCGCTCCTCGGGCGTTGCGGGTTTTTGATAAAACTGCGGCGTGTAGTGCGCGCCGATCTTGGGTAACTCTTCTTTAATAAAGTATCCATCACGAAGCATTTTCTTTCCTCCTATCTTCATTTGCGCGGCGGGCGTCAACACCTTTCTTTTTTATCAACGCTACCTCGTCGTTAGTATAAATCGATTTCCCCACCATAACGTTACCTGCTATCCACACCTCGGCTGAGTAGGCATTGTTCTTGCATGAGTCACACTTGCGCTGGCGCCGGATGCCGCCTGGCTGCTGCGTAGTGTTCACAACGTGCGTCTTGGCGCCGCAGTTCTGGCATTTCATGGACGCACTGCCCCCGCGAGTATCTCGAGCCGTTCACGGGCGTCGCGCAGGGCGCAGTAGCGCTGGTGCAGGCGTTGCAGGTGCGACACCCGGCGCTCGGTCAACTGCTCTTCGGTCAATAGGGCAAATACCTCGTCCTCTGAGAGCGACGGCAGGGTGTCATTTAGTCTTCGCCAACTTAGCTTTTTCATCTTCGATCCTTTTCTGTATGTGAGCCACTTCTTCTAGCGCCCGCACAAATGTCCTGTGCGCTTGCGTCGATTCTTTTTCCCGTTGTCGGCACGACAGTAGTGCCACCTTCAGTCGTGCCTTCCAGTATTGCAACCGTTTCATTTCAGTGCCTCCATCGCTATGTCTGAGATTGCTCGTTTGTCGTGTAGGGCTGCGAAGATTTTTTCATCGACCGTTTTCTCGGCCATGAGGATATACACCCATACGTCGCGCAGCTGACCGGAACGATGCAGGCGTCCGACGGTTTGCTCAAACAATTCAAGCGACCAGGGCAGGGAGAGGAAGACCATGTGGCATCCTCCGTGCTGAAGGTTAAGGCCGTGTCCGGCGGATTTTGGATGTACAGCAAGGAGCTCCGTTTGGCCGGCGTTCCATCGCTCAATAGCGCGGTCATCATCGAGCGTGGCCAGCTTCGGATAGCGGCGACGAAGTTCCGCCACTTCCTCCTGAAACTGATAAACAATGAGCGTGTTCGCATGCTGATTCTCCTCCAGTAGTTCGTCTAATCGATCAAACTTGTGGCTGCTGAACCAGACAGCCTCTTTGAAATGCGAGAATTTACCCGGCACTGCCGTTGCCACGCGTTCGGTCGAGTAGGCAAACCCTGACGCCATCTGTTGCAACTTTGATGTAACAGCCGCCGCGTTCGCCGCCAACACCTCGGCGGTGGGGAAGCGCACCACGAAGTCTTTCTTCATCTTCTCGTACGGGCCACGGTCATCCAGCTGGCAGCGCAGCTCGACCACATGGCACTCGGGCAGCTTGTCGCGGTACTCGCCAGGCTCCAAGACGTAGGTCGCTGGCTTGATGCGCTCCATGACCAGCGGCAGGGCACCAGGGCGTGGCAGCCACTCGCCGAAGTCGCGGTTCATACATACAAAGTATTGCTGCAAGAAGGCGCCTTTGGCGCGGCCCAAGAGCTTCTCATCCACGATCTTGCACTGGCCAAAGACGTCCTCAAGTCCGTTACTGGTAAATGAGCCGGTCAATCCCCAGCGTATCTTGAACTGGTCGATGATCTTGTGCAGCGCCTTGAAACGTGTGCCTGACGGGTTCTTCAACTTAGTCAGCTCGTCAAACACGATGGCGTCGAAGGTCGACAAGTCCTGCTCGGCCAGCCAGCCGATGTTGTCGTAGTTGGTTGCCACGATGTGGGCGTCGGAGTCCAGCGCCTCGCCTCGGCTGCGCGGTGTGCCGATCGCTGTGCGGCAGTGCAGCTCCAGCGCCCACTTGCGTGCTTCGATTGGCCAGACGTCCGTGCAGACGCGCTTGGGTGCCAAGACAAGGAAACGACTGGCGTACCCGTCCTTCACCATTGCCTGCATGGCGGTCAGTGTGATGGCCGTCTTGCCTGCGCCCACAGGCGCCAAGATCATTGCCCGATCGCGCTCGTACAGGAAGTCAGCCGCTTCGTCCTGGTAGGGGCGCAGTTTCATCATTTGTTGCCTGCGCTTTGTGGTATCCGCTTAACCGTTGCGTCGATGCAAGTACCCTCAAGCTGCGTAATGGTTTCACCTGCCTCTGTCGCCATGTCGCGCATCTTCTGTTTCTGCACCCGCACCGCCTCTATACAGGCCTCCTCATCAGTGAAGTGCCGCGTCTGCTGCATGAACTCGCAGTGGCCATTCAAGCAAATCCATAACACCGGAATAAAGATTGTCATTCCTGCCCCCTTGCGCGAATAGCAGCGCTTACATCGTTTTTAGGCATCTTAAGAATCCACGCAGCCACTTTCGCGCACGCTTCGCGCTCAGTCTTCATGCCGTTAATCATCGCCCGGTTCCAGTTCTCGGCGATCTGCCAATCCAACTCTGCCAGCAAGTCTTCAATCGTGTTGCCGTGGCCTGTGGCATACCCGCGCTGCATCATCCATTGCGCCACCTTCTCGCGCTCTGCTGCTGCGACTAGGGCGGCAAAGCGTTCAAGCGTTTCCCACTTCACAGGCTCTTGATCCCAAGGCTTAGATATTCCAGCTTCCCGCGCCATGCGGATAACATCATCTCTGCTTAATCCAATCATCCACCATCTCCTTTGACCATAAACAGGCGTAGTTTTGTTTCAATCGCAACACATCGTTGCGAAAATGTTTTTGCAGCTCGGACAGGCGACCCTTGGGTGCTTTCAACTCCACAAACCATGTGCTGCCATCAGGCATACAAGCTAAGCGGTCACTAACCCCGCGCTGTGTGACAGACTTGAACTTGTACGTCTTGCCACCGGCACGCTCGACTGTCCAAACAAAATAGTTTTCGATCTCTGATTCACGCATGGCCGAAATATAACACCCTAAAAAAGTATTTGACAAGGATTATTTTGTCCGGCATAGTCGGGGCTCAAACAGTTCAGGAGAGTACAGTGCAACATTCTAATGTCGTCGGTGGATCCACCGCCAAGCGCGTCATCAACTGCCCAGCGTCAGTCAAGCTCGTTCAGCAGATGCCACCCAAACCCTCAAGTGAGCACGCCGACCGTGGCACTCTGCTACACAACGTCATCGCTGAACTCTTGGAGTTCGACAAGAAGCCAGAACAGTGCATTGGCGCAACCTACAAAGATCAGGTTCTGACACAGGAGTTAATTGATGAGAAGATTATTCCCGCTCTTGAAGCACTCGACGCCATCGACCCCGACAAGACGATGGAGTACATGGTGGAGACCCGAGTTGGGTTTGGCGATTATCTGCCTGGTGTCTTTGGTAGCACTGACCTACTTGGGCGTAAAGATAAACGTGCGGTCGTTCTTGATTGGAAATTTGGCGATGGTGTATCTGTGGATGCTGTGGAAAACCCTCAGTTGTTATTTTACGCAGCTGCGGCAATGCGAACACCCGCGTGCAAGTGGGTCTTCGAAGGCGTAGACGAGATCGAGTGTGTGATCGTGCAGCCGCCAGCGATCCGTCGCTGGGTCACGACACCCGAGCGCGTTAAGCAGTTCGAAGTTGAGTTAGCCAAAGCCGTGCGCGAGTCGTCGTGGCCCGAGCCCACCATGAAGACGGGTGAGCACTGCCGCTGGTGCGCAGCCAAACCGATCTGCCCGCAAATGACAGGCGAAGTCGAACGTGCGTTGCGCGTGCAGCTCGCGAACCTGCCGGCTGAACAGATCGCGATGCAACTTGAGCAAGCTGACCGGCTGGAAGACTACATCAAAGACCTGCGCGCGCTGGCGTTTCAGATGTTGGAGAACGAACGCCCAGTGCCAGGTTACAAGTTGGTCGCCAAACAGTCGCGCCGCCAGTGGGCGGACGAGACCAAAGCGAAAGATTTTCTGTTAAAGTCACTTGTCGAGCCGTACAAAGAACTCGAAGTTATTTCTCCTGCGCAAGCAGAAAAACTCTTAAAGAAGATTAAAGTCGAATTACCGTCGGATCTGGTCGTATCGGTTTCGTCGGGTAGTACGTTGGCACCGGATTCCGATCCGAGGCCAGCGGTGTTGCAACTCGGTCGTCAATTGATGGCCGCTCTCTCTAAACTTCAATAAAGGAAAGTATTATGTCATTCGCTCTTGCAAATCTTCCAAACGTGGCTGCTCTTACTACCGCATTGCGTACACTTGAAAAAGACGTTGGCCCAACGGGCTTCGTTATCCTGAAAATGGACAAGCGTGGCGACTGGGTCTATGGCGCCAATCAAACTGAAGTCGAAGCCGAGACGCTGTGGGCAGTCAACCCTGCATCGTTCGTGCACGGCTACATCGCCTGGGGCGACGCTGTCGTCTTGGGTGAGAGGATGGTGCCGTTGACTGAGCCACTGCCACACCCAGGCGAAGCACCTGCAGGTGCTGAGAAAGGATGGCAGCTGCAAATCGGTATGGGTTTGAAATGTGTCAGTGGTCCTGACAAGGACATGGAAGTGCGGTTCACGGTCACATCTGTTGGCGGCAAGAAGGCAGTGCAAAATTTGGGCATCTCGATCGCGCAGCAAATGGAAGCAGACCAGACCAAACCGGTGCCTGTCGTCAAACTGAAAACTGATTCGTACAAGCACAAGATGTACGGTAAGATTTTCACGCCGGTGTTTGAAATCATCGAGTGGGTCGGCATGGACGGCAAGATGCCTGAAGCCGCGCCAGACGAAGTCAGCAGCGAAGACGCAGCACCAGCACGTCGTCGTCGCTCGGCGTAAGTAGCACGGGGGAAAGCGGATGCTGCCGTGCGACTGGTCGGGAAAACCCAGCCGGTACTGCAGACAGACGCAGCGAGTACCCCACCTTTCAATGGCACCGGTTACCTAAACATCAGGATCTTCCTTGGTCGGTTCGCCCTGATGCTGGCAGGGTAACCGGGGCCACCCTCTTATGCTAGTATGTGTTTGTGCTTGGCGGCACGCTGACAGACAAGCCCTGTTCTGCATTCTGCTCGGTGTCTGCCGAGTCCGCCAACGTCGCAAGACGAGAATGCAGAACAGGGTTTTTTTATTGGGTTAAACATGACAGACATCTGTGGCATGAAAGACATTTGGATTCCTATAGAAGGGTACAAAGGTCGGTATGCCGTGAATCAATTTGGCGAAGTGTGGTCGTGTAAAGCCAACAAACTTCTTACTCCTAACAGAATGACGCATGGCTATCTATGCGTTCACCTGTATCGTGGGGGTAAATCAACGCGCAAAGTACGCACTATTCACCAATTAGTTGCGGAAGCGTTTCTTGGCAACGTGCATGGGTACACGGAAGTAAACCACAAAGATTTTGACAGGGCTAATAACAATGTAAAAAATCTTGAGTGGGTCAGTCGTAAAGAAAATGTGCGCCATGCGATTGCTGCTGGTAGAAAAGCTAACAATAAAAGAAAAGTTAAAGGTATATCGTTGTCATCGGGGCGTATTTATACGTACGACAGCTTAATGGAAGCGGAAATAGCAATGCGCGGTGTTCAAACAGGTGGTATTAGCCACGCGCTTAAAAATAATCGCCCGGCTTACGGATGTGTATGGTGGTTAACATGACTGTGCTTTGGGGCGATTTCGAAACAAGAAGCCGCTGCGATCTACCGTCGCGCGGCGGCTATAACTATAGCTTGGACGCAAGCACATCAATTCTGTGCTTTTCCTACGCTTTTGGAGACGACGATGTACAGACATGGACGCCGGATCAACCATTCCCTGAATCAATATCAGAACACATTCGCGCTGGTAAACAGCTGCGGTTTCATAACGCCGGTTTTGATCGTCAGATCTTTTGGAATGTCTTATGCCAAGATTTTGGCGTACCCAAGCCTGCGCTTCACCAGTTCTACTGCACCGCGACACAAGCGCGTGCTAACTGCTTGCCTGGGTCTCTCGAAGACGTCGGACGCGCCATCAGCAGCAACATGCGCAAAGACCACCGAGGAAGCCAGCTTATCCGCGCTCTTTCCATCCCTCGCGCTGATGGATCGTTTAACGATTCGCCAGAGTTAATGGCCGAGATGGTCGCGTACTGCGAGCAGGACGTCAGAACCATGCGCGAGATCAGTAAGGCCATGCGGCCACTGTCAGATCAAGAGCTGGCCGACTATCATGTGAACGAGCGCATCAACGACCGTGGCGTCTTGCTTGACCTGCCGTTAGCTCACGCAGCCATTCGCTACGCATCCGTCGAACTCGAAGAGATCGAAACATTAGTTGCCGACTTGACGCAGGGTGAGATTCAATCCGTGCGCAGCCCACGCATGAAGCAGTGGGTGATGGACAGAGTAGGACCGCAAGCCTTGAAGATGATGGAGGTCTACAAGGATGGCGAAAAGAAGTACAGTATCGACAAATCAATACGCGCTAATTTACTGGCTTTTGCAGAGGAGAACCCCGATGAGATTCCGGCCACTGTTGCGGACGTCATTCAATGCGCAGACGACCTCTGGGCGTCGTCGGTTGCGAAGTTCAGCCGCCTTGCAGGCTTGGCAGACGAAGACGATCACCGAGTACGAGGTGCTTTTGTCTTCGCCGGAGGATCTGCCACTGGACGTGCTTCGAGCTATGGCGCACAGGTCCATAACTTCACACGCAAGTGTGCCGCAGAGCCGGATGACGTTAGGCACGCTATGGTCCGAGGCCACAGCGTCACCCCAAGATTTGGAAAACGCGTTACAGATGTTCTCAAGGGAATGCTCCGGCCCGCACTGATTCCGGCACCTGGCAAGCAGTTCGTTGCAGCCGACTGGTCAGCAGTCGAAGCCCGAGTGACCGCCTGGGCGTCAGCCGATCCACAGGCCGACGAGGTGCTGCAGGTCTTCCGCGATGGCCGCGACATCTACAAGCGTGAGGCCGCCGGCATCTACCGCGTGCCCGAGGACGCGGTTGACAAAGAGCAGCGCCAGATCGGCAAGGTCGCGATCCTGTCGCTGGGTTTCGGCGGCTCAATCGGCGCCTTCAGTGCGATGGGTCGCAACTACGGCGTCATCATGGCCGAGTCCGATTCTCGCCGCATTGTAGACGCATGGCGCCGTGCGAACGCTTGGGCCGTGCGCTACTGGGACAAGCTCGAGAACGCCTACACGCGGGCGCTACGCAACCCTGGGCGGGAGTTCCCCGCCGGTCGGGTGACGTACCTGTACGACGGGCGCCATCTTTGGTACGCGCTGCCCAGTGGTCGCATCCTGTGCTATCCATTTGCTAAGTTTGAGGGCGACGAGATCACGTATGTCAAAGCGGCGTGGAAACCGGCAGCGGACGCCACCGAATGGCCGCGTGCCCGCTTGTGGCGCGGGCTCGCCTGTGAGAACATAACGCAGGCAGTCGCCAACGATCTGCTACGGCACGCTTTACGCCAGCTCGACGACGTCGTGCTGCATGTGCACGATGAGATTGTTCTGGAGACAGCCGACCCTGATGCGCCCAATACCTTGCAACAAGTGATGTGCACACCGCCCGACTGGGCGGCTGGGCTTCCTTTGTCGGCAGAAGTGGAGACAATGAGTCGTTACGGAAAATAAAAAAGCCGCCCTGCCAGGCGGCTCTTTCACTACAAGGACAACAATGGATTTCTTTGAATTTTACACCAGTCTCGCACCTGTTGGTGAGACGGCGCTGATCGTGCGCCAGAAGCCGATTCTACAGGGCGGCCAGATGCAATTCCACGCGGATGGTGCGATCAAGGCCACATGGCCAGCGTACTACCCCAAGCACAAGCGCAAGGATGGCGAGAGCTGGTACGGCAACACGGCGAGTTTTATCGTCGACCGCTTCAAAGACAAGCCGAGCGCGAGTATCGCCAACTGCGAGTACATCCTGGTCATGATGTTGGACGACATCGGCACCAAATCCAAGACACCACCACTCGAGCCCACCTGGATCATGGAGACGTCACCCGGCTCGTTCCAGTGGGGCTACGTCTTTTCTGAACAGCCATCGAAGGCCGACTTCGCAGCCGCTATCCGCGCGATCGCCAACGCCGGCTACACCGATCCCGGCGCCTGCAACCCGGTGCGCAACTTCCGCCTGCCAGGTTCCGTCAATCTCAAGCCCGGCAAGGACGGCTTCAAGGCGCAGCTGGCTCGCTTTAATCCCGAGCGCGAATACACACTGGACGAAATCTGCAACGCCCTTGACGTCGTGCCGGACGAGAGCGTGCGGCTGGGTCCCGTGGCCATCCGCGTCGCCGACGACGGCACGGACGACGTCATGCGCTGGCTCTCAGACCAAGGTCTGGCGCTGCGGCACCCGAACCCCGAGGGCTGGATGGGCGTCGTTTGCCCGAACCACGGCGAGCACACCGACGGCAACCCCGAAGGCCGCTACCACCCGGCTAACCGGGCGTATTGCTGCCTGCACTCGCACTGCCTTGACTTCGACTCGCAGACGTTTCTCGACTGGGTCGCAGGGCAGGGCGGACCGAAGCACTCGCCTGGCCTGCGTGACGAGCTGCTCGCGCAAGTGATGACGACAGCACTTGCCAAGCTGCCCGGCGCTGGCATGTTCGAGGATAACGCTGCGCGCATCATCAAGGACGTTGAAATTAAGAACGAGCGCCGGGAGTTAAACAAGCTCGAGAAAGCCGACTGGTTTACAAGGTTCGCCTATGTTCAAGAAGATGAAAGCTTTTTTGATCTGGAAGATCGTCGGGAAATTTCTCGATCTACTTTTAACGCACTTTTCCGACATATCCCCTGCCGGTCCATACATAACGGCGCCAAAATTGAGGCGTCTACGTGTTTCGACGAGAATCGCCAATCAGAGGACGCTCACGCGCTGGTCGGCATAACCTACGCAGCAGGCGAGCCCAAGATCGTCGAGCGTGAGGGCCATGAGTACGGCAACCGCTGGCGCGACGCCCGGCCAGCTGGCATCCCAGGCGACGTCACCCGATGGCTTGCGCACGTTGAGCGCATGATCCCGACTGATTTTGAGCGCGAGCACGTCTTGAACGCGCTGGCCTTCAAAATCCAAAACCCGAACCAGAAGATCAATCACGCGGTTTTGATCGGCGGGCACCCAGGCTCGGGCAAAGACACGATGATGGCGCCGTTCTTCTGGGCCATTGGTGGGAAGACCAAACAGAACTGCAGCCTGGTCAAGAACGAGGACCTGAGCTCGCAGTGGGGCTATGCGCTCGAGTGCGAAGTGATGGAAATCGCCGAGCTGCGCCAGTCTGAGGCGCGCGACCGGCGAGCACTCGAGAATGCTTTAAAGCCCATCATTGCAGCGCCGCCCGAGCTCTTGCAGATCAACCGCAAGGGTTTGCACCCGTACATGTCATTAAACCGCGTGTTCGTCGTCGCGTTCTCGAACGAGCGCGCAGCTATCTCGATCCCGTCGAACGATCGACGCTGGTTTTGCGTCTGGTCTGAAGCAGGCCGCTTGCCCGAGTCGGAGGCCGTAGCACTCTGGCGCTGGTATCACTCAGGCGGCTTTGAGGCCGTCGCATCGTACCTGCACACCCGTGACGTGTCGGCGTTCAACCCGTCCGCAGCGCCACCGATGACCGAAGCGAAAGCAATTATGATCGACCAGGGCCGCAGCTCGGGCGAATCGTATCTGGTGGAGCTGATCGAGCGTCGACTGTCCGAGTTTGCTTCTGGCGTGATCGCCGGCCCCTTCCATGCGCTGTGCGACCGCCTGCAGAGTGGCGTCGCAGGTAACCAGCGCATTTACCAAGGCGCGCTACTGCATGCACTCAGGGAGGCCGGTTGGGTCGATATGGGTCGCATATCGTCACGCGAGCACACGACCAAGAAACACATTTTCTGCGCGCCGGAGCTGGCCGGCACGAACAAATCGGAGCTCAGGCGCATGGTCGAGGAAGTGCCCGCGCCGGCAGCCGTCCGCCTGGCGTAGCAGGCATGCGGTCATGCGCCTGCGGCGCCTGCCCAAAAAAAGCCCGTCAGGTTTTGGCCTGACGGGCAAATCCGCCGGAGGGATTGGCGGAAGACTCAAATGCGAGCGGAGACTCTCGCGCTACAATCGTCGCACAAGAACCCACAAGCCGACAATCACTTTTATCGCGAGGGTTAGCATGTCGGACCCTCCAGCAGCGCTTCAGCAGCTGCGCGCTCGATATCTTTGACGATATGGTCCTTCAGCAGATCGACCACGTCCACACCGCCAGCGTAAGCGTGAATGAGCCAGGCACCGCCAGTCCAGCCGACAGACCGGTCAGCGGGCTCCCAGTCAACGAAACAGAGCAATTCGCTGTCGCCGTGCGTGTAGGTGTACGGCCAGAGATGTTGCGGCCACTGCAGGCCGGCAATATTGGTTTGAGTTTTCATTCTGCTATTTCCTCGAGTAATGGAATTGTCGGATCATATTGCGCGGCCGTTTCAGCGCTTGCGCCGGTATAGTCCACCGGCTGCAGAAAATTCAACGCATCAAACCGGCGAATGTAATCGGCCGTTGACACGTTCGGAGTCCATGTCGGAAATTTCCGAAGGTCTTTAGGCTTTTTCGGTTTCCAGGCTTTGCGCGCCGCTTTGGCTAGTTCGACCGGGTCCCGGTCAAATTTCACTTTATAAGTCGTTCCGTCAATTTTTATCGTTTGCATAGTTCAGTCTCCAGAAGGTAAGTATTGATCAAGTGTAGCGCCCGTTCGGCGCTTGTCAGGCCCTCATTGGGCTCTGGATCATCAAGCGCTTTGGATAGCACGGCGTGCGCTTGCCAAAGCATGTTTTCATTGGCGCCGATAATATCGGCCGTTTCCTGCGCGCGCAGGATTGCGGTTTTAAGCTTGCCCATTATTCACCCCTTATCTGAAAAACGTGAGAGCCCGTCGACACTACAATTTCGCCAATATTCATCATCCATTCAAAATTTTCGCGAATCCATTTGTCCGATATAGCGTCGATCGACGAATATTCGTTGACGTACCCGTCCGTGCGTGTGGCGCTAGTATTGCAATCAGAGCGAATCCATTCGCCGGTATAGTGATAAATAAATTTCATTGTTTTAGTCTCCAGGTTTACCACAGCGCGCGGCCGTGGCTTTCAATTGTCGGAACAGCGCGCGCCGGTACGGGCACGCGCCGCGTGATATACCGGCCATTGGCCGGCGGATAATCAAGCCAGCGGACCACTTCGTTGAAGCAGTCCAGCTGGCCGTACTGCAGGCGATAGCGGCCGCTCATAGGGTGCAGCAACCGCAGCATGGCGCGTCGATGCATCGGCCGCGTGCATTCTGGTAGTAAGTATTCGGGCCGTTCTCGCCGTACAGCGTGATTGTGTCCACGGCCGTGCGGCGCCGCTCGAGCAAAACCGTGCGGCCCTTAGACCATTGGATTAAATCGCCGGCCAGTATGCGCGCGCCGGTAGCGGCGCATGTACCGGTATATTTTGCGGTGATTGTTTTCATGTTTTCCCCTATTAAGCGGCCAATTTGATGCGGATAACTTTATTCATTTTGACGCCGTGCGCCGGATAGGCGATCACTTTGATTTTTTTATCGTAGCAGGCACGGCACGGGCCACAAGCGCCGCCATTGTCATAGGCGCCGCACAATGTCATGCCGCGCTTGACATCGTCGGGTGTCGGGATAATGACGCTGCCGTGAAGGCCTTTTGTATATTGGCCCGTGACGCTGTCGGATGAAAACCGCACGCATACATTTTTGAGCGCTTGCATTTCTGACAATACTTGACGAAACTTTGGAAACTTATGCATGCGCGTCGGTAACCAGTGTTTCACCCATGGCGTGCGGCGCATGACCTCTAAGATTTTTTCAGCGAGCGCCAATGTGTACATGTCGCCGCTATCAAACCAGCGAAAATGCGTATCTTTGGCTAATTCTTGGACCATGTCGTCGGACCATGCCAGGCGCTGCCAGTCTTCCTTGTTGTGGCGCCGTGGTGCCTTGACGTTTTCAAACCGATAGTTTCCGGTAGTGGCATAGCAGCCGGCGCATGCGTCAACGAGCACGCCTGGCGCCGCGATCGAGCCAGGGCACGTCTCAAGTGCCTGCAAAGACCATGAGCGCACGCCGTCAAGTTTTGAAGTAGTGGAAATTTTCATTTGGCCGGTTCCCTTCAGTTAGTTAAAGTGAAATTCCAGATACGCGGAAGCAATTGCCGGATTCGGTCTGAATGTCGACAGTGCCGAACGGATGAACCGCAATGATCTTGCCGGTTACCATGCGGCCAAAAATAGACGTCTGAATTGTTTCGCCGATATGCTTTTGTTGCTGTTTTGCCCGTACTTTGGCGAACAGTCGAGATTCATTTTGCAATTGAGACAGAGTTTTCATGGTTGGTTCCCTTCAGTTAATTAATAGGCAAGTAGCATAAACACAAATACAGCAAGGCCAGCGAACCCTAGAATCGCGGCGCATATTTCGGCAATAGTTGGTTTTTCCATTTTCTTTTCTCCGGTAATGGCCGGCTTTCGCCGGCCGTTTGATTAGTAATTCCAGGCTTTGGCGCCGTATTCTTTGGCGATTTTCTTTGCTTCGGTTTTGCTTGCTACCTGGTATTCAATCACTACAAATTCGGCGGTAATTTCAGCGCTGCGCGAAATAATCAGTTTCCAGGTTTTCTTTGGGGCTTTGAAAATGTGTGCGTACATGTTTTTTTCTCCGGTTGATTTAATTTGTTTGCCGCTGAAAACCATTATAAAGGATTCTTTTACAATGTCAAGGAATGTTTTGTATTTATTTGCGTTTTTTTGCTTTTGGCGCGTTTGTCGGCAAATTGTCGGCGTCTGTTAGCCAATTGTCGGCGGTTTGTCGGCAAGCGGCGCGGGCGTAAAAGTGAGTCTGGCTGCGGGTTTTGGAGATTGTCGGCAATGTAGTCATCTATTTTCAAGTGTTAAGTGAGATATATATGTAATATGCTCTGCGAGACTCTACGGGCGCACGTTTGCGCAGAAATTTAAAAAAACGCGTTGGGGGTCGCAGCGATTTAAAATGCATGACTACATTGCCGACATTGCCGACAATTTCAGTTTTGATAATAGATTTGGGGAGTTTTGATTATGCCCGCTGGCCGTCCCGCTTCGGTTAGAACTCGCTGGTTTACCCGTCCGCTTGACGATCGCGCCCGTTCGCTTTTGGGCGCCGCTGGCAACGGCGATATATCCGCTGGCTTTTGGAACTCCCTAGATATATTCGCCGCGCTGTACGCTCGCGGCTATCGGCCGGATATGGATATCGAATTGTTTCTTGATAATCTGAGAGAATTTAACAATTCAAATTAGGTTCTGACCCTAATTAATTCGTGGCCGTTAGGTACTGGCAAAATGGTGCCCCTTGCTTTCATGTTCTGACCCTAATTAAAATCTATCAATCCTGGATAATTGATAGGTATCCCCTATCTAATAGCCAGCGGCTATCGGCCGGTAATCGCCTGCAATATAACGTGCGTTATGTAAAACGCGGCTGATAGCCGCCTGCTATGGCTGTCGACCGCTTGCTGGCAGTTTGTTGCCATTTTGATAGGGGGGGGAGGGGGCCGGCAGGTCTAGTAAAATTTGCGGGAGCCCCCCACCCCCACGAAAAGTGAAATTAGCCTTTCAGCAAAACAGCCACTTAGCTAGTAAAAAAAGGCTACAATCCACGCAGCTTCCCCTTACAGGAAAAAAGCCATGCCTGCACCGATTAAAGACCCGCCTTACGTGCCACCGGCGACGCTGCCCAAGACCGACAATCAGCGCATCAAAGAGTTGAAGAAGATGCTGATCGAAGGCCAAGGCGAGCAAGTCGTCCAGAAGGTCTTGGACATTGCGTTGGACGACGGCCACCCAGGCCAGATGGCGGCGTTAAAGCTCTGCATGGAGCGGGCGTTGCCGACCAGCCTGTTCGAGAAGACGGCAGCGCAACGCAGCGCGATCAACATCACCATCTCGGGGCTGGCCAGCCCGCCAGAGATAAAGGACATCATCGATGGATAGCTATCTGGACAGCCTCGGCTTGACGCCGCAGGAACTCAATAAAGTGATGTACCACCGCGCCAATATGGCCAATCCTGGGCGCGACGCCGAGGGTAACCCAGTGACGATCTACGCCACGGGCATCACGATCCCCAAAGGTAAGTACAAGGGTCAGTTCGTGTCAGTGCCAGGGTACGTCAACGGCAAAATCGTTGAGGACGAAAACGAGCTGTGGAAAATCTGGGGTAAAGACATCAACGCCGGCAAGTGGCCGATCTACCCGACCAGCGAGGCGCTAAACGCCCGCGATTCGTGGCTGCATCAGGTCATGGACCGCGACATGCAGATGATGCGCGCAAAGCAGCAGCCGGAGTCGCCCGTCTACTATAAAGACCCGTTCGGCTATGTCGGACCTTAACTTTCAGCTGCTGCCGTGGCAGCAAGAGGTCTTCAACGATTCCACCCGATTCAAGGTGGTCGCAGCCGGTCGCCGGTGCGGCAAGTCCAGACTAGCGGCGACCACCTTGCTGATTGAGGGGCTGCGCTGCCCGTCTGGCTCGGCTGTCCTGTACGTGGCGCCCACCAACGGCCAAGCCCGGCAGATTATCTGGAACGTCTTGCTGGATCTGGGACGGGACGTCATCGCCGCAAGTCACGTCAACAACCAGGACATCACGCTCATTAACGGCGCGGTGATTTATGTGAGAGGCGCGGACAGGCCAGACACCCTGCGAGGCGTCTCACTCACGTATGCGGTGCTGGACGAGGTCGCCGACATTAAGCCAGAAGCGTGGGAGCAGGTCATCCGCGCGTCGCTCTCAGACAAAAAAGGACGAGGTCTGTTCATCGGCACGCCCAAGGGGCGCAACTGGTTCAACGACCTGTACAAGTTGGGCCAGACGGGTGAGGACGAGGATTGGAAGAGCTGGCACTTCACGACGAAGGACAACCCGCTAATCGACCCAACCGAGATCGAGAGCGCCAAGAAGACCTTGTCGAGCTTTGCGTTTAAGCAGGAGTATCTGGCGTCCTTCTCCAACGCCGGGTCGGACATCTTCAAAGAGAACTGGGTCAAGTACGGCGAGGAGCCCGACTACGGCAGCTACTTCGTGGCGGTGGACTTGGCAGGATTTGAGGAAGTGGCCAAGCAGGCGGCGAACGCGAAGAAGCGGCTGGACGAGACGGCGATCGCGATTGTGAAAGTAACCGACGAAGGCAAGTGGTTCGTTAAGGATATCTGGCACGGGCGCTGGGACATCCGCGAGACGGCAGCGAAGATTTTGATGGCCATGCGCGACTACCGGCCTCTAAGCGTGGGGATCGAACGAGGGGCGCTAAAAAACGCAGTTTTGCCGTATTTGAGCGATTTAATGCGCAAAAATAATGTATATTCGCACATAGTAGATTTAACGCATGGCAACCGGAAAAAGGCTGACCGGATCATCTGGAGCCTCCAGGGTCGGTTCGAGCACGGCAGGATCGTGTTGAACCAAGAAGGCGACTTTGAGACATTTCTCGATCAGCTGCTCATGTTTCCGGCGCAAGGCGTCCACGATGACCTACCCGACGCGCTCTCTTACATTGACCAGCTGGCGGTGACTTCCTACTTCGTCGATGATGCTGACGATGATTGGGAACCGATAGATGTAATTTCTGGGGTGTAGGATGGACCGAAACGATTTTGACGAGCCAACTGAAAACGATAAAGAGCTTATCGCTTTTGTGGTGGAACACTGCGATCGCTGGCGCGACTACCGCAATGTAAACTTCCTCCCGCAATGGGAAGAATATGAACGCATCTTCCGTGGTGAGTGGGCGGTAGAAGACAAGACCCGCGACTCCGAACGCTCCCGCATCGTGACACCCATGACCCAGCAGGCGGTTGAGACGCGCCATGCGGAGATCATGGAGGCGATCTTCGGGTCGGGCGAATACTTCGACATCAAGGACGACGTCAGAGACGTCGACGGCAATCCGATGGATGTCGAGATGATCAAGATTCAGATGATGGAAGACCTGAAGAAAGACAAGTTCAGGAAATACGTCGATCAGATCGAACTCTTGGCTGAGATTTACGGCACAGGTATTGCCGAGATCACGGTCACGATGGAAAAAGAATACACCCCCGCGACACAAGCGATCCCCGGCATGGCAGGACAAGCGGCTATTGGCGTGCAAGAGACTGACCGCGTGTCAGTCAAACCGATACCGGTCAATCCGAAGAACTTCCTGTGGGATCCTAACGGCACGTCGGTCGACGACTGCATGGGCGTGGCGATCGAGAAGTACGTGTCCATCCACAAGGTGGTGGCTAACATCGAGAAGGGCGTCTATCGCAAGGTCAACATCGTTCCGACCTACGACGACACCGACTTGGAGCCCACGCAAGAGATCAGTCAGTACCAGAACGAGAAGGTCAAACTGCTGACCTACTATGGTCTGGTGCCGAAAGAATATCTGGAGAAGTTGGACAGCGAAGACGAGGAAATGGTCGATCTGTTCCCCGACGACTCGCCAGCCGAAGACTACTCCGACATGGTGGAAGCGATCATCGTCATCGGTAACGACGGCATGCTACTGAAGGCCGAGGCGAACCCGTACATGATGAAGGATCGCCCAGTACTGACGTACCAGGACGACACGGTGCCTAACCGCCTGCCGGGACGTGGCACGGTGGAAAAAGCGTACAACATGCAAAAGGCGATCGATGCGCAGGTCAGAACGCATCTGGACTCGCTGGCGCTGACAGCGGTGCCGATGGTGGCAATGGATGCCACCCGTCTGCCCCGAGGGGCAAAGTTTGAGGTACGGCCGGGCAAGGCGTTCATGACCAACGGCAATCCGTCAGAAATCCTGTATCCGTTCAAATTCGGTCAGACCGATGGCAGTAGCCTGACGACTGCGCAGGCGTTCGAGCGCATGCTGCTGCAAGCCACAGGCACCTTGGATAGCCAAGGCATGGTGAGCCAAGTGGCTCGCGATGGTGGCAACGCAGGCATGTCAATGGCGGTGGCGACCATCATTAAGAAGTACAAGCGCACGCTGGTGAACTTCCAAGAAGACTTCCTGATTCCGTTTATCAAAAAAGCGGCGTTTAGGTACATGCAGTTTGACCCAGAGCGCTATCCGTCAGTGGATTTGAACTTCATACCAACTGCGACACTGGGCATCATCGCGCGCGAGTACGAGCAGGCGCAGTTTATTGCCTTGCTACAGACACTCGGCCCTGACACCCCGGTCTTACCGCTGATCTTGAAGGGCATCGTGGCCAACAGCAGCTTGTCAAACCGCATGGAGTTGATGGAGTCGCTGACTCAGATGGCTCAGCCGAACCCAGAAGCGCAGCAAGCGGCCATGATGCAGCAGCAGCTGGCCATGCAAGCGGCGCAGTCGCAGATTGCGGTCAATCAGACGCAGGCTGAGCGCAACCGGGCGGAGGCCATTAACACCACGATTGAGACGAAATTGAAGCCCATCGAGGTGCAGAGCAAGATTATGGCGGCCAATACGCAGAATCTGCCCAACGATGCTGAGTTGGCATCCAAAGAGTTCGACAAACGGGTCAAGATCGCTGAATTGATGCTCAAAGAAGCCGACATCAAGAACAAATCGAAGATCGTCGAGATGCAAATGGCTGAGAAACAGAACAAAATCAGCGGAATGGAAGAAGATTTCTTGGAAGAACTGACCAAGGAGCTCTCTGGTGGACGTTGAAAGCCTCGCTAAACAGCTAATTCTTCAAAATATGACGCCAGAACAGCAAAAAGCTGTTCTGGAGTCGGTTCGTGCCACCCTGCAAGAGGCTCGCGGCAAGCAAAAACAGCGTGTGAGCGAGAATGTGGGCATGGTGGTGGATGCCTTGAAGAAGATCGAGGCCGATATTCGTGCCAAGTACGACGATCTGGGCAATAAGATCACCACACGGGTCAATTCGATCCGTGATGGACGCGATGGCGCCAACGGATCGGACGGTCGAGACGGCTTGGATGGCCGCCCTGGCCGTGACGGTGCCCAAGGGCCAGCCGGTCCAGCAGGCCGCGACGGTGTCAACGGGGTTGATGGGGTCGATGGGGTGTCTGTCACGGACGCTAAGATCGACTTCGATGGCTCGCTCATCATCAGTCTGTCCAACGGGCGGGAAATCAACGTCGGTGAGGTGGTTGCAGCCGATGTAGCTGAGAAAATCCGTGTATTGACCTATGGTGGTGGTAATAGCGGCGGCACAAGCGGCCTAACCTATAAAGGTACGTGGAACGCGTCTACAAACACCCCAACACTGACGTCGAGTGTCGGTACTAACGGCGATTACTACATTGTTTCGGTCGCTGGTTCGACCGATTTAAACGGTATTTCTGACTGGCAGCCGGGCGATTGGGTCATATTTAATGGCACCGTCTGGCAGAAGATCGACCAGAGCTGGGCTACTGCCGGGGTCAATAACAACATCACGTCGATGACGGGCATCACGGGTGGCATCTCGTCGCCTGACTTCGTTCAGTTCGACACGGGCGCTACAGTCACCAACGCAGCAGGCCGTCTGTACTGGGATGCGACGCAACAGACCTTGAGCGTGGGGTTGAACGCCAACATTGCGGCCGATATTGGCCAAACGCTTTACGCCTACGTGACGAATGACGAGGCGGTGACGATTACCAAGGGCCAGCCGGTGTACATGTACGCTGCGCAAGGCGACCGGGTATCAGTCAAGCTGGCGTACAACACGGGTGACGCAACTTCAGCCAAAACGCTGGGTGTTTGTGCGGAAAATATCGCCGCAGGTCAGGCAGGCATGGTGCTGTGCCAAGGTGTGCAGGATGGCTTAGACTTGTCTGCCTTTTCGCCTGGCGATACGCTGTATTTGGGCGCGACTGCCGGTACGCTAACGAACACGAAACCTTACGCACCCAACCATCTGGTCTATATTGGTGTGGTCGAGCGTGCCAATATGGGCAATGGCCGGCTGTACGTACGTGTGCAGAATGGATACGAGCTGGATGAGCTGCATAATGTCTCGGCTCAGTCGCCTAGCAATGGCCAGGTGTTGATCTACAACGCATCGACCAGTCTGTGGGAAAAGAACACGCTGACTGATGGCACGGGCATTACGATTACTGAAGGCGCCGGGTCGATTACGATTACCAATGCAGCACCGGATCAGACGGTTGCATTGACAGGTGCTGGCACGACGGCTGTCACAGGTACGTACCCTAATTTTACGATTACCTCCAACGATCAGTACGTCGGTACAGTCACCAGCGTCGGTGGCACCGGTACGGTCAATGGCATTAGCCTCTCTGGCACGGTCACCTCCAGCGGCAACCTGACACTGGGCGGTACGCTCTCAGGTGTGAGCTTGTCAACGCAGGTGACTGGCACGCTGCCGATCGCCAATGGTGGTACGGGACAGACGACGGCTGTTGCAGCCTTCGATGCACTGGCACCGACGACAACTAAGGGTGACTTGATCGTCAATGACGGGTCGGATAATGTCCGCCTGGCTGTCGGTACGAACGCGTATGTATTGACTGCGGATTCTGCACAGGCAACGGGTGTCAAGTGGGCGGCTGTGTCTGCCGGCACCACGGTGACAGACGACACCAGCACCAACGCAACGTACTACCCAACATTCTCAACAGCTACCTCGGGCACGTACTCGGTTGCGACCGTGTCGAGCACTAAGTTGACGTACAACCCATCGCTGGGTGACTTGAGAGCAACACAATTAGCTTCGTCGAATGGCATTTTGTTTACCAATCAGACGGTCAATACGTCGGTGACGTTCCCAACGGGCTATGAAGGCATCAGCGGTAAGAATACAACCGTCGCTAGTGGTGTGACAGTGACTGTCCCCTCTGGCGCTAACTGGACGATAGTGTGATATGCCAATAACGATTGACGGTAGCGGCACGATTACAGGTTTATCCGCAGGAGGATTGCCTGATAGCTCTATTGTGACTGCTGATATTGCTAATGCTGCGATTACTGCGGCTAAGTTAGATGGCGCTCAGAGTGGATCAGCGCCTATTTACGCTGCTAGGGCTTGGGTGAACTTTAACGGTACTGGTACGGTTGCGATTCGTGCGTCAGGAAATGTATCGAGTATTACAGATAATGGTACTGGCAATTACACGGTGAACTTTACGACTGCAATGGCGGACGCAAATTATGCTGCTACCATAGGAGGTTGTTATTTAGATAATAATACAGTTGAAAGAAATTTTGGGCCTACTACAGAGTCATTTACAACTTCATCTGTAAAAATACTATCCGCCGATATGTCAGCAGGTGGAGGATTAGATGTTGCTGTTGTTTCTGTTGCCATCTTCCGCTAAAGGACAACCATGAACTCACGAATTATTTACCCAACAGACGAAGGCGTAGCAGTCATAGTACCTGCTGACTGCGGTCTAACTATTGAAGAAATTGCAGCCAAGGACGTACCTGCTGGCAAGCCGTTTCAGATTGTTGATGTGTCTGAAGTACCGTCAGACCGTACTTTTAGAGGAGCTTGGTCATGGGCATCGTAATTGACGTAAACAAAGCCAAAGCCATTGGTCACGATATGCGCCGTGCTGCCCGTGCTGAAGAATTCAAGCCTTTTGACGAGGCTATTGCCAAGCAGATTCCCGGTGCAGCAGATGGCGCAGAAGCACAGCGTCAGGCTATCCGTGAGAAGTACGCAGCTATTCAGACACAGATTGACGCAGCAGCAACACCAGACGAGATCAAAGCAGCACTAGGGATTTGATATGCCAATCAAGTTAAACACAGCTTCTGGTGGTGGAGTAATACTAACTGGTGCTAATACAGCATCGGACAAGACAATTACGGTTCCTGCTGCTGATGGCAATATGTTGTATGCAGACTCTAGTGGTAATGCTCAAATTAACTCTGGTTATGGATCGTTAGCTACTGGTTACGTTGCTAGAGCGTGGGTGAACTTTAATGGTACGGGTACGGTAGCGATCAGAGCGTCTGGGAATGTGAGTTCGATTACGGATAACGGTACAGGCAATTATACGGTGAACTTTACTGTAGCAATGACTGACGCGAATTATTCAGCAAATATAACTGCGGGGGGAAATGCAGTTGGTAGGCAACCAATTACATCTGCGTCAGTAGATGGCTCTGGAAATACTGTTGCTCCAACTACATCCGCTTTTAGATTTAACGTTGTAATTGTGAGTGTTACAAACTCAGACGCTGATTATCTAAATGTAGCAATATTCCGATGAGCACACTACGCCTAACCACCATATCAAACCAAACGGGATCGTATTCCGTTAAAGGACAATAATGAGCGTTACCATTAACGGCACTAACGGTCTTACGTTCAACGATGCCAGCACTCAGACTACGGCTGCGACAGGCTTTGGCTTCAAGAACCGGATTATTAACGGTGCGATGGTGATCGACCAGCGCAATGCTGGGGCGAGTGTGACTCCTACAGCAGACCAGACTTACACGCTTGATAGGTGGATGATTAGAAATCTCAGTGGTGCTGGTCGTTTCTCTGTTGTGCAAAGTTCAACATCTGCGGCTAATTTCCCAACGTCTGTTTTATTAACTGTAACCACTACATCTGCGCCAAGTGGTGTTGAGTTTTATGGACTTTCACAAAATGTTGAGGGCTATAACATGGCAGATTTTGGTTGGGGTACTGCCAATGCCCAATCAGTAACTGTGTCTTTTCGAGTTCGTTCAAGTCTTACAGGAACATACTGTGTTTCTTTAAGAAACAGTGGGGGAACTAGAAGCTATGTTGCCGAATTTACAATTAGTGCTGCCAATACTTTTGAAACAAAAACAATAACCATTGAGGGTGATACATCAGGTACTTGGCTGACGACTAATGGTATCGGTATTATATTTCATGTATGCCTTGGCTCAGGCGCATCAAGAGAAGGAACTGCCAATTCATGGCAAGGAACCAATATTGTTGCAACATCAAATCAAGTTGACTGGATCAATACATCAAGCGCAACCTTTTACATCACCGGCGTACAACTCGAAAAAGGCAGCACAGCCACCAGCTTTGATTACAGGCCGTATGGTACGGAGTTGGCGTTGTGCCAGAGGTATTTTGAAATGTCATATGACATTGGAACTGCTCCATCTACCGCGACAACAACTGGAATGAAGTTTTTTAATTGGGCTATTAATGGAGCAAATAGTGGCGCCGGTGGGGTTTCATTTCAAGTCCCCAAGCGCGCCACGCCAACAATTGCTACATATGATGGGGCAGGAACAATCAATAATGTTTCTACTGTCCCAAACGGGAGCACTACTTTTACTAATGGTAGAGCTTATTACGGAGCGCCATATAATATTTCTACGAATAGTTTTACGCACCAAGGACAAGTTAGTGTTGGGAATGTATATAACTTTGTCCACTTTACTGCATCAGCGGAGCTTTGATTATGTACAGACAAAACGGAATTTACAGTTTTAATTTTGGCACAGAAATTAAGATTTTGATTGGCGTTGATAATAATACTGTTATGCGATTATCCGATGGCGCTACTATACCATTCGACCCAGCCAACACCGACTATCAGGCATATCTTGCGTGGCTTGAGGCGGGCAACACACCAGAACCCGCTGACGAGCCCGCTGACGAGCCCGCTGACGAGCCCGCACCATGACGCCCGAACTGCAAAAATACTACGAAGATCGGTTTGCCATGATGACCCATCAGGGCTGGCGCGATCTGCTTGAAGATATTGACGGAATGATAACGTCCTTGAACAATGTATCCACTATCCAGGACGAAAAGGATTTACAATTTAAGAAGGGTGAGTTATCTATCTTAAATTGGCTGAAAACCTTGAAACAGGTCAGCGAAGAGGCATACGAGGCACTCAATGAGAAAGATCTTTGAATTTCTCTGCGAAAGCGGAGAGCGCATCGAACGATTTGTTGAATACGAAGACAAAGTAGTTCGTTGCAATTGCGGCAAGACGGCCAGCCGCACAATATCTGCACCGGCGTTTAAATTGGAAGGGTGGTCGGGAGCGTTTCCAACGGCTCACGCAAAGTTTGATAAAAAGCACCGAGACAAGCTAAAATCCGAGCAGAAGGCGAACAGATAAGCAGAAATGCCCTGTTCATGTTTAATCCTGAGAACCAAAAGATGGCAGGAAAAGGAACTTCGACATGTTGATTGATAAAGAACCAGAGATGCCTAGTGAGTTAGAGGCAGAAGAAGCAAAACTACCCGAGTACGCAGCGCCAGAGATACCTGAATTGCCCGACCGCTATCGCGGAAAGTCCATTGAGGATGTCGTCAAGATGCACCAAGAGGCCGAAAAGGTCATTGGTCGCCAGGCGCAGGAAGTCGGGGAAGTGCGGAAACTAGCCGATGAGCTGATCAAGCAGAATCTCTCGTCAAAATCGCAACCTGTTGAACAGGTAGAGCCTGAAGTAGACTTTTTTGAGAATCCCCAAAAGGCGATTCAAAAGACCGTTGAGTCACATCCGGACGTTATCGCTGCCCGTCAAGCGGGTATCGAGTTCCAACGGATGCAAACCCAGCAGCGCCTGGCGCAAGAGCACCCTGATTTCATGGAAATCAGTGCCGACAAGGACTTTGAGACATGGATTAAATCGTCTCAGGTACGACTCGAGCTCTACACCAGAGCGGATGCGAAGTTTGACTTCGACGCGGCTAATGAGTTGCTGAGTACCTACAAACAGTTGCGTGGCATCAAGCAAAAGCAGGTGGAGCAGTCCGGTAAGGAAGCTCGCCAGCAGACGATGAGAGCCGTGCAAGTGGACGCAGGTGGGACGGGTGAGAGCTCCAAACGTGTCTATCGCAGAGCTGACCTTATTCGGCTGAAAATGACCGACCCAGCTCGCTACGATGCGCTGTCAGACGAAATTATGACGGCCTATGCAGAGGGACGGGTCAAATAAATTTACTTTTGACCTTTAGGAGTTAGACATGGCAACAGCATTTAATCCCGCAAATAGCGTAACAACGACAACAGCAGCAACCTTTATTCCAGAGATTTGGAGTGATGAAATTGTTGCGGCCTACAAAAAGAACCTGGTTCTGGCCAACGTTGTTATGAAGATGAACTTCAAGGGCAAGAAAGGTGACACCGTTCACGTTCCAGCCCCAACCCGTGGTAGCGCCTCGGCCAAAACAGCGACCAACGCTGTCACGCTGATCGCTGCAACTGAGTCCGAAGTCCAAATCCTGATCAACAAGCACTACGAGTACAGCCGCCTGATCGAAGACATCGTCGAAGCTCAAGCTCTGAACTCGCTGCGTCAGTTCTACACCAACGACGCTGGCTACGCGCTGTCCAAGCAGGTTGATACCGACCTGATTCAGCTCGGCCGTGCTTTCAATGGCGCAACCGTCGGCACCGACGACTACGCAACTTCGGCTTCCAGCACCAAGGCTTACATTGGTTCGGACGGCACGACTGCGTACAACTCGGCATCGTCGAACGCTGCTGCCCTGACCGACGTGGCGATCCGTCGCACCATCCAGCGTCTGGACGACAACGACACCCCAATGGACGGCCGTTTCTTCGTCATCCCACCATCAAGCCGCAACACCTTGATGGGTCTGTCTCGCTACACCGAACAGGCGTTCGTGGGTGATGGCAACGCCATCCGTAACGGCGAAATCGGTAACCTGTACGGTATCCCTGTGTTCGTGACTTCCAACGCCGACTTCGGTGCTGGTAACACGGGCGCTGACCGTATCTGCCTGATGGGTCACAAGGAGTCGATGGTGCTGGTTGAGCAGATGGGCGTTCGTTCGCAGACCCAGTACAAGCAGGAATACCTGGGCACGCTGTTCACCTCTGACATGCTCTACGGTGTCAAGGCAATGCGTACTGCTGCAACCGTCGGCGCTGCTACATCGTCCTCGGCCTTTGCACTGGCTGTTCCAGCCTAATTAAACTCCCCGGCTTAGGCCGGGGGTTTTTAACCTAATTAGGAGAACATCATGGCAAATGCAACATCCGTCGTCGTACGCGCTGGCAATGACCAGTTTCGCGGTCTTTACACTAGCACCTGGTTGGTTCGTGCCACTCTCAACGCTGACAGCTTGTCTGACGGCGCTGGTGACACCGATACCGTAGCTGTTCCCGGTGTGGCACTCGGTGACATGGTTTTGTCGGCTTCTCTGGCAGTGGATGTGGCGGGTCTTATCGTCACAGGCTATGTCAGCGCAGCAGACACCGTTAGCATCCGGTTCCAGAACGAAACCGGCGGCACCGTTGATCTGGCGTCGTCCACACTTCGTCTCGTAATCGCACGTTCATTGGCGTAAAAGCCGGGGGCTTTGGCCCCCGTCTTGCCATCAGGAGGTTTCATGGCAACTTTTAAGTGTCTATCCAGTGGCCAAACAGTCACGTTTACTTTGCAGCACGACATCGACAGCATGAAAGGCCATCAAGGATACATCCGCGTCGATTTACCCGAGGATACGCACAGCGAAGAGGCTAGTTTGGTAACCATACCCCCGCCAGCAAAACGGCAGGGGCGGCCAAGGAAAATGGAAAATGTCGGAAATTGACCCGAGAGAGTTTGGCAAATTGGAAGCGCAAGTAGAACTCATGCAGTCAGAGATCCATGCGCTGCGCAATGACGTCAAGCAGTTGCTGGAAATGGCTAATAAGTCCAAAGGCGGCTTTTGGATGGGTATGACGATCGCGTCTGCTTTGGGCGGCATACTGACTTTTGTTGCAGATAGACTGTTTTTCAAATAAGGGGTGACATCATGCCAATGGTTGACGGAAAGAAGTACCCATACACGAAAAAGGGCAAGCAGGAAGCTGCTTCGGCCAAAATTAGCAAGCTGCGTAAAGAAGGTTATCCGCAGAAACAAGCCGTGGCTATTGGCTTGAGCATGGCAGGGATGGCCAAGAAAAAGGCCAAGAAATGAAGCCGGTCTGGGAGGCCAAACGGCCTAAAAAGCTGGGTGAGTCTAAGCCCTTGACCCCAGCGAAAAAGGCGTCGGCCAAGCGTATGGCCAAGGCAGCTGGACGGCCCTATCCGAATTTGATCGACAACATGAGGGCAGCGAGGAAGAAATGAAAACACCCGCTTGGCAAAGAAAAGCCGGTCAAAATGCAAAAGGCGGCTTGAATGCCAAAGGCCGGGAGTCTTATAATGCAGCAACTGGGGGAAACCTCAAAGCGCCGGTGAAATCCGGCGACAACCCACGACGAGCTTCTTTTCTTGCCAGGATGGGCAATATGCCCGGTCCGGAGCGTGTAGACGGCAAGCCCACCCGGCTGCTGTTGTCCTTAAACGCTTGGGGCGCTACATCCAAGGCAGATGCAAAGGTAAAAGCTAAAGCTATCTCCGCAAGGAATAAGGCGAAAAGCAAATGACCTACTTAGAACTCGTCAACGATGTGTTAGCCCGCTTGCGGGAACAACAGGTCACAACCGTTGGCCTGACTAGCTATTCTTCCTTGATTGGTAAGTTTGTTAATGATGCCAAACGCCAGATCGAGGACGCCTACGATTGGAATGCGCTAGGCCAAGAAATCACTTTTACTACGACATCCGCCACGTACGAATACTCGTTGACCGGCGCAGGTCAGAAGTTCCGCGTTACCAGCGATCCACTAAACACCACCAGCAATGTCGTCATGGAAGTCATTCCTGTGGGCGAGATGCGGCGCAAGCAGAACCTGCAGCCACAAGTGACCGCTGTTCCTACCGAATACTGCTTTGAAGGTGTAGACGGCAACGGCGACGCCAAGGTGCAGCTGTGGGGGCGGCCTAATGGCATCTACACCATCAAGTTTTTCCTGTCGGTTCCACAAGCCGCGCTATCGTCGGACTCCACATCTGTGTTGGTGCCGGATGTGTTGGTAGCGCAAAACGCTTACGCCCGCGCTTTGGTTGAGCGCGGCGAAGACGGCGGTCTGAACTCTTCGGAAGCCTACGCGTTGTATAAGACCATGCTGTCGGATTACATTGCTTTGGAAGCCACGCGGTTCCCAGAAATGCAGGAGTTTTACCCCTCATGAGCCAGCCACTGCGCATCGATACGATCTCGGCGCCAGGCTTTTACGGCCTGAACACCCAAGATTCGCCGCTCGATTTGAACGCGGGGTTTGCTTTGGTGGCGACGAATTGCGTCATTGATCAGTATGGCCGGGTAGGTGCGAGAGAGGGTTGGGCTAAAGTCAACAGCAGCTCTGGCAATCTAGGCGCCAATGATGTGGGCGTCATCCATGAGTTGGTGGTGGCTGACGGTACGTACACGATTCTGTTTGCCGGCAACAACAAGATTTTCAAACTCGACGGCAGCAATGCAGTTGTCGAGTTGACCTACGGGGGAGGGGGCACCGCCCCGACCATCACAGCCAACAACTGGCAGTGCGCGTCGCTTAATGGCATTACGTATTTCTTCCAGACAGGCCATGACCCGCTGATTTACGATCCAGCTGTTAGCACGACCACGTACCGCCGCGTCAGTGAGAAGACAGGCTACGCCGGCACGGTGCCGTCGGGCAATGTTGTCATATCAGCTTACGGTCGTCTGTGGATTGCCAGCACTGCGGCGGACAAGCAAACACTGACGTTCTCTGATTTGCTGGCTGGCCATATTTACTCGGGCGGCACCTCCGGCACGTTGAATGTGAACAACGTATGGCCTGCTGGACCAGACGAGATTGTCGGTTTAGCTGCGCACAACAATTTCTTGATTATCTTTGGTAAGCGCCAGATATTGGTTTACCAAGGCGCGACAGCACCGGCAACGATGTCGCTAAGCGATACGGTGGTCGGCATTGGCTGTATCGCGCGCGACTCGATCCAACCTACTGCGACTGACGTTTTCTTTTTGTCTAACAGCGGCGTGCGATCACTGATGCGAACGATCCAAGAAAAATCAGCGCCGTTCCGTGATATCAGCAAGAACGTGCGAAACGACTTAATCGGCATTGTTGCAGGTGAAACGCTGGCTAATATTAAGGCCGTGTACTCGGAAATCAATGCATTTTACCTGCTGACGTTGCCGACCAATCAGTCTGTCTACGTGTTTGATACGCGTGGCTACTTGCCTGATGGATCTGCGCGAGTGACGCAATGGACGTCGATTACGCCGTCGGCTTTGTTGTCGCGTCGCAATGGTGATTTGCTCTTAGGCCAAACTGGCTACATTGGTAAATACGGCACGTATCTGGATGATACAGCTGAGTATCGATTTCAGTACTACACGAATCATAGTGACTTAGGTGATCAAAGCGTCACATCCATACTAAAACGCATTGGTGTGATTGTGATTGGTGGCACAAATCAATACATCACCATTAAGTGGGGTTTTGATTTTAACGAAAACTATTTGTCGCAAAACACGCAAATTCCTACACAAAGCGTGTCGGAATATGGCATTGCTGAATATGGCGCTAATGGGGTTCCTGTTGCGGAGTATGCTGATGGTATTGCACTACAGACGCTATATGCGCAAGGTACGGGCACTGGCCGTATTGTTCAAACGGGCTACGAAGCTGACATCAATTCTTCGCCGTTGTCGATTCAAAAAATTGAGATTCTGTCGAAAAACGGGAGAGTAACGTGAGTAACTATGTAAAGAGTACGGACTTCGCGGCCAAAGACGCATTGGCGTCTGGTAACGCGGCTAAGATTGTTAAAGGCACGGAGATTGACACCGAATTTAACAATATCGCCACTGCCGTTGCGACCAAAGCCGATCTTGCCAGTCCCACGTTTACTGGCACGCCCACGCTTCCGACAGGCACGATAGCTGTTACGCAATCAACGTCTGACGATAGCACCAAGATAGCTACCACTGCGTTTGTGCAAGATGTTGTTGATGCCATAAAACAGTCACTTTACCCAGTTGGCTCTATCTATACCAATGCGACTAGCAGTACCAATCCTGGCACGTTATTAGGGTTTGGTACGTGGACCGCATTTGGCGCGGGTCGTGTCATGGTTGGTTTTGATTCTGGTAATTCGCTATTTGATACAGCAGAAGAAACGGGTGGTTCTGCAAATGCAGTTAATGTAAGCCACACGCACACTGCCACATCTACGGTTACTGACCCTGGCCACAGCCATACAGTAAAAATTGGCGAAAGTTTTAGCGGCGGGAATAGTGTTCAGTACACAAATTCTATAACAGGAAACGCGTCTGTAGTTAATAGCAATACAACAGGAATTACTGTTGCTACTAGTGTTTCAACGGAAGGTTCATCTGGCACCAATGCAAACTACCAGCCGTACATTACGGTCTATATGTGGAAGCGGACAGCATGATTGTCGAAACCTTACCAGACCATCAGATTACGCATCATTTCTCTGATGGTATGTACGCCAAAGAGATGCGTGTAGAAGCAGGACAAGCTATTTTGAAGCACACGCATGACTTTAGCCACTTGTCTATTCTGGCTAGAGGTCGTGTGGCCATGCTGATTGGCGATGAGATAGAAGTTATTGAAGCGCCTGCTTGCGTAGATGTGAAAGCAGGTTTGGTACATGGCATAAAAGCCATTGAAGATTGTGTTTGGTATTGCATCCACGCCACGGACGAGAAAGATCCGTCGAAGGTGGATAAAGACATCATAAAGGGGTACTGACATGCCAGTAACGGCAGCTCTTATCGGCGGTGGATTTAGCCTTGCTGGCGGCCTATTAGGCGGCAGCTCGCAAAAGAAAGCCGCACAAATTTCCGCTGATGCGCAACTAAAGGCCGCGCAACTTGCTGCTGAAGAGCAGCGATTCCGTCCTGTTGGGGTAACTACCCGGTTCGGAAGCAGTCAGTTCCAGTTTGATCCTAGCGGCCGCCTATCAGGCGCTGGCTACCAGATCGACCCACGACTGCGCGCCTACCAGGATCGTTTGCAATCGCTGGCTGAACAGCGACTTGGTGAAGCTGAGATGGCAGGCGAAGCCTACGCACCATTGCGAGGTGCCGGCGCTAGTCTGATGCAACTGGGCGGCCAATATCTGGCTGAAACACCGGAGCAAGTGGCGCAGAAATACATGCAGCGTCAGCTCGATTTGCTGTCCCCCTCGCGCGAACGTCAGTACGCCCAACTGCAGAATCAGCTGTTCCAGACAGGCCGTGGTGGTCTAGCTGTGGGTGGTACTGGCACGCGTCCAGGCGGCGGCGCTGGCCTTGCAGCAGCCAACCCTGAGATGGAGGCGTACTACAACGCCTTGGCGCAGCAGGATGCGCAGCTGGCAGCGCAAGCGCAGCAGGAAGGCCAACGTCAGTTGGCGTTTGGTACAGGTCTGTTTGGCCAGGGCGCTGGGCTCTTGGGTGGTTACGAGTCAGGCGTCACAGGCGCGTTGAATCCGTTTACCACCGCGTTGGGTGGTGTCTCGACGCTTGAGAGCTTGGGTATGCAGCCGCTGGATATCGGCGCGCAGTTGGGTGGCCGTGCGGCTACTGCTGGCGCGAGCGCAGGTCAGTCGCTGCTGCAAGGTGGCTTGAGCGCAGCACGTACTACGCAAGCCGCCGCGTTTGATCCGTGGGCTGCTGCGTTGTCAGGTTTGGGTAGCAATCCTGTATTTGGCCAAGGTGTAGCTAAACTATTTGGTGGTGGCACGCCTACGCCGCTTGCAGACACCGAATACCCGAACGCTTTTCAACAGGCGGGCCCCACTACGTATTGGCGCTAATTTTTGTTTTGACAGCCGGCACAAACGCAAGGAATTAAAGTTATGGCTACCAGTGATATCTTAGGTCTGTTCATGTCGCCTGAACAATATCAGGCGCAGCAGTTGGCGCAACAGCAAGCCGCTGACCAGCAGCGCGCGTTTAACTTCGCTCAGTTGAGCCCTCGCGATCAAGCCGTTTACGGCACGTTTTTGGGTGCGCAACAGTTAGGCCGTGGGTTTGGCGGCCTCTTGGGCGTACAAGACCCCCAGCTGCAGCGCATCCGCCAGCGCCAGGAAATCATGCAGTCGATCAACCCGGCGGATATGGCGTCGTTGGAGCAGGGTATCTTGCGTGCATCGCAAGCAGGCGATACTGAATTATCGTTGACGCTGACCGACTTTATGAGAAAACAAGGTAGCGAGATAGAGTTGGCTCGCCAACGCAAGGCTGCGGCTGAAAAATCGCGCGCCCCATCAGTCGCAGGTCCGGTTCAAGCAGCAGCTCGCATCAACGCTATCACTTTGCAGTTAGAGGGCCTCAATGTTGATGACCCAGAAGATATACCGACAATTAACGCTTTAGTGGCTGAACGTACGCAGCTGCAAAAAAACGTTGATGAAAAAATGACTACGGCTGAACGCAATGCAACGATAGCGGCGAGGAACTCTGGATATGAGCCAGGCACGCCTGAATATCAAGAAGCGTTTATTAACGCGTTTAATCGCTTTGTCACGCCTCAAGATAGGCAGCCTACTACGGTCGAACAACTTGAGAGTTTGTACGTTCGCTTGGATAAAGCGACAGAAAATGCCCAAAATATAAACCCTGATCCTGAAGCTGTGGCCAAAAACCCAGAAGTGGTTAGAATACAAAAGTTGATAAAACAGGTAGAAAAAACAGACAAGCCAAATATAAGCGAGGCCGCCAGAATTGTCATTGATAGAGGTTTTGAATACGGCACGCCTGCCTTCCAGAAAGCGTTAGATGAAGAGTTAGCGCGTCAAAAACCGCCTTCAACTGAGCCCGAGCGCGTTCGCATTAACGCGGAAGTACGCAGGCGTAAAGAGGAGCAGAAAAAATTTGATCCAAATTCTTCAGAATACAAAGCTATTCAAGAAGATATTGATTACTTAGAGAACAGAAGAGAAGGAAGACAGCCCAATGTCAGCGCTGCGGTGGATGAAATTGCGCTGGCGGATTTCAACAAAGCTTTTGTTGATTTAACCACTGAGCAACGAGCAAAAGTTCTCAATAAGCAGAAAGAGGAAGCAAAGAGAGAAAAAGAAATTTCTTACGGCGTTGATCGTGAAGCTACGGCTAAAGCTGAATTTGGGAAAAACTTTGATGATTTAGATCAAAACCAGCAAAAAGCTGTTAATAAGCTTGTTGAAGCGGAACGACGTATAAACGCACCAAAAGTTGAGGTTAAAAACGTATTGCCTAAAGAGCCTATCGATATTGCTAAAACTGAAAAAGCTATACGGGAGACTGTTGAGCCGCAGCTAAAAACGGTAAATGTTGTGGATTCTGCATTAGCTACATTAGCGTTAGCTAAGAAAAACAACAATCCATCCGCGTTTAATGCTGCAAGAGCGCAGCTTGCTAAATCTTTAGGTGATGCTTCACTAAGTGCTGCCGACATACAAAATGCTGGTGCTAACCCATCTATAGTTGCAACAATTAGGGACACGACCAGCAAAGTTGTTTTTGGTACCCCGGGCAATCCTACCTTAGATGAGGTAAGAGACACTTTATTAGCTTTACGTAAGGCGGCTAGAAAACAAGCTACCAATACATTAGATAGGCAAAAACGTTTAGCCAGAAGCGCTACCTACAATGACGGCACTAAGATATATACAGACCAGCAGATAAAAGATTTGTTTAATTTCCCAGATTTAAATCCTGAAGCAGCGCCTGCTGGCGGCAACAAAGCGCTTTCATGGAAAGATTTAAAATCTAACACTAAAAAGTAAGGAAAAGCGATGGCAGAGACTAGACCTGTAACCTTACCTAACGGCGTAGTCATACCGGATGTACCGGTAGACACGCCGCAAGAGGAACTTTTTAGCGTTGCTATTGCAAATGGGCTAATCACGCAAAAAGAAGTCGCTAACGCGCTGGCAGAATCACGTCGCCAAGTTGCCCAACCATCTACAGGTGAGATAGTTCTTCGAAGTGCTGCGCGTGGCGTGTCTAACGTCCCTGCGTTATTAAGCGGCTTGCTCTCCAGCACGGGTTTTGTTCCTGAGGCTGATGCTAATGTTGCGGCTGCAGGTGGTAGACCAACTTATGAGCCACAGACATTTGCAACAGGCGAGGCGCGCGTCCGTGAACCTGTTTTGCGGGCTGCTGGGGTTACTAACGTAGCGCCTGCAACGATGGGGCAATCCATTCTTGGTGGCGGTATAGAGGCTGTGTTTGACCCTTCAAGCTATTTGTTTGGTGGTACTGGGTTATTTCAACGTCCTGTATCACGTTTTCTTGGCGCGCCTTACGAGCAATTCGCCATCGGCGCAGGCGCTGAATCTGGCTCGCAAATAGGCCGCGCGACAGGTCTCCCCGGCGCTGAAATTGTAGGTGGTTTGTTGGGTGGCGCGGGTACTAGCTATCTGACCGGACAAAGCCGCCGGGTGGCTGATTTAACAGGCAAAGGCTTATCTGCTGCCAATAAAAAAGTCAGAGATTTGACTGGCACTGTGCCGCAAGACGAAATGCTGCGCGACGTCAATACGCGCATCAACAACATCTTTGCAGCTGCGGCTGCGGCTGATCCTAACTTCATGACTATTTTGGAGAAGGCGGCTAAAGCGCAG